AATACACTTGGGGCAGAACCGTTATATACTCGGTTAACAAATACTACTTTCCCAATGTGATTCACTAATTTCTTTACATAGTGGTCTAAATTATCTGTATTAATAATCTCATTACCTAAATCAACAACATTTGTTAAATCCTCATTGACTACCGTTTCTTCTCCTAATACCTCTTGCATTGTTAAATTTACTAATTCGTGTAATTGTGTTACTTTCATATTTATCTCTCCTTATTTTTAAAATACTTGTAATAATAATAAACTATTTACATCAGTGAAAACTATATCATACAAAACCTCTTTTTGTAGACGTTGTATGTTTTGTTCTATGTTGCGAACGTTTGTTCCTGTTCGAACATAATCCCTTGTGTGTGAATTATTGATATTACTATTCTCAGTTACAATATCAGTCTCATCATCTACTAACTCCTCAGAATCATACGCACTAACTTTACTATCTTTTTGCCTATCGAAGTTCCGTTCATTTGTATCATCTATCAACTCCTTAATAGTTTCATCATACGATTGAGTAACAGGATAGTCAGCTATGAAGTTCTCATATAACTGATTCCACTTCCTGCCAAACATAACCAACGCTACATTCGCTCTCTCCCTTAGAGTATATTCCCCACCGTCTGTAGTGAATTGTGAACTTGTTGCACTGTTAACAGTTCTATTTCCATTCAGATATTCATATGCAATATCTAACTCTACAGGGCTTACAGCTTCATTCCACTCAAACGGATTCAACTCATTAATGCATTGGAATATCCCATGAGAATCCTCCACCAATTCATTATAGAGTGTCATCAACTTCCTCCTCCTCAACATCATCAGCATTTGATTCATCAGAATCATCTAAATGTTCATCATCAACTATCTCTAGTTTCAGTTCAGCAAACATAGCTTCAATATCTAGCTCGTCTACTTCCTTAGTCAGTTCCTCGATACTCTCATTTAACTCAGCTAGAATCGTATCTACCTTGTCATTACGTTCCTGCTCTAGTCTTGCTTGTTCCTCTAAATCTACTCCCATTAGTTCCACCTCATTTTGTTTTTGTTTCCATATGTGATTGAATTCTACAGTAATCTTTGTTCCAAATAGTTGATTAATCTTTTCTACCGCCTGTAAACGATTCTCTAACATGTCATAAATCAATGGATATAGGCTATCAATATTCATGTTAACCTCACCTGCTGTTAACCGTTCACGTTTCATATTATAGTTAGCATTTAATCCTAACTCATTATACATTGTTCCTTTTAGATATTGTTGGTATTCAAACAGTTCAGTTAGGTTAGCAGAGGTAGTTTCTTGATTGAATATTTTCAGACTATCAAACATTTTAGATTCAGCAATGATTCCTATATCACCGTCATGTAGTCGTTTCAAATATAGTTCAGCAGATTCTCTAGTCAAATCATCATTCGCACTAATGGTGGTTTGCATACGTTTGGCTATGTTAGCTAGTACCATTGTTATATCTGATTCAGTAATGAGATAGCTGTATCTATTAATGAGTGGTAAAAGCCCCTTCCGTAAATCATCATTATTCATAACAATACATTCAGAACCTATCTCATATTCTTTATTTAACTTAACAGCAGGATTAGATATGATAGCTGTAGTCGCATTACCGTACACATCTTGTCCACTGAATCCCCCATTAAAGGCTAATAATTCCCCATTATGTTCCAATACAACCGCATAACCATTCATTTGAAGTAACTTCTCTAACTCTACAGCAGGTAGAGAATCAGGTAAACCTTCATACTTGAACATGTTTAATGTTCTAACTAACATATATTCAGTATGATTCCTAGTGTTCAAATGTTTATTCGTATATTCATAAGCAGGGAACTTTACTAAATCCTTAGGCTTTATCTTCTTTGTCATAATACTTTAACTCCTCCTTTGCTTGTCTATGTGCTAACTTGTATTTATAATTATATTCAGACCTGATTCGATTAAAGTATTGAGTAAGAACGTCAGGTAATGGAATACCTAACACATCTAAGTTTTCAATAATGCTTGTTGCATAATCAAAGGCAAAGAATAATTTAACCCCAACAGAGAACTCAGGTAGTCCTGCTATACGACTAAATACAGATATACCAACAACAATAAGAATAACTATTACATGTTTCAAAGTTCCATTTAATCCTACGCTAGAATCTAATACTTGAAACTTCAAAGCCTTAGCTTTCCCTGCTAACACATCTATTACTATTAAAGATATGAATATCCAGAATATCATACTGTGCATTAGCTCAGTAATTGCCACTCCGACTAAACCTGTTTCAATATATATGCTGTTCAGAAATTTGTCCATTTTTACACATCACTCCTACACATTTTAATGTAATTATTTATAGCATCTCCCACCTCATTATCTTGATAGAATACTCGGTCTGTTTTGAAATACCATGTCAATCTTTCTTGTAACTTATTAATAGGCTTTAATATATTTCTATTATAATTCAATTTAGGAATATAATCAAAGCAATAAATCATATCATTTTCATCATCTTGAATCTCAGTTGTTTTGATATGAATGTATGTGAAATAGTAAGGGTCTTTAGATACTACTTCACATTTATAGATATTGTCATTAAATATTATAAAGTAAATGAAATCAATATCTTTAGGTGAGAACTTAATTGGCACGTGTGGATAAATATCTAACTCCCAACTTCCTCCAGTAATCATTTCTAGCTTAGGATTATTGAAGGCAAAATAGAAGTTATTCTCTTTTTTGTTTTCCATGCTTGCAGTATACTCAACGGCTACGGTTAAAGGACTTTTACCATATCTATATATGTCAATCGTTCCCTGCTCCATTTGGTTCGCATGGTTCAAACCCATTTCCTTGAAGTATGGATTATATCTATTCACCGTATTACCTAACATAAATATCGTAACATCTGTTCTACGTCTTACAATAGTAGAGATTGTGTTCATAAATAGAACGAACTCATTTACTAAGTAAGTGCGTGCGGTCAGGAACTCGTCAAACACTATAGTAGTAATGTGCGGATATGAAATAGACTTATTATGTTCAGTATCTGATAATGCAAAGGCATAACCTAGAATATCGTTGTCATGATATATTGGTTTACCGTTTTCATCATAATTACATAGATAGAACTTACCTGAATAATAGTGAATCCCTTCATACTTACCTTCTGAAATTTTACTCACTTCACCATTCGCAATTAATCCAGTCCACATATCACTTGCTCGCCTGCCAGTAATATCCTCTTTCCACCTCCTCACTATGGCAATCTGTTTATTATGTTTTATTTTATTCTCAATCCCTAACTTCAATGTAGCATAAGTCTTACCGTTTGAACGTTCTCCAAATATCACATTGTAAGTAGCTTTTTTCTTGAGAATGTTATTTAAGCTATAAAATTGCTTACTCATTTCTCCACTCCTTATAGTTGTTTTCCTACATACAAATATCCACTCATAACTTGTTTAATGAAATTCGCATATTGTTTTGATAGTGATAAAGTAAAGTCTACAGATTCTAAATGAACTCCAGAATGAGTGGTTACCTCAGTAGAATTACCTAAGTAATCAGTTGCTATGAATGTGATTGATTCGTCTATATAGGTATGTGTCATCTTACCAGTTCGCTCAGCAGGAATATACAGTTCATCATTGAAGTAGTCAAATACTTTGTGATAGTTCCCCCCACATTGTTCTATCATGTATTCTAAACCATTCTTCTTTGATAAACCTGCTACGGTTAACTCTAACTTATTATCAGTTAAAGTTAAATATCTCTTAGCACCTAAAGTTTTGAACTTTTCAGAAGTACCCTCAAAATCCCATACCCCTATAGGTTTCTCAATACCTTGAATGTTCTTAGGTTTTAGGTCATTCACATCTAGCTTATAGTATTCACACATTAGTTCCATTTTCTTGATAATCACTTCATTATACTTTTCAATATATGGTATATGTTTTTCATAGTTCAGTAGTTTAATTGAATCAGTATCACTATATACATAATCGTTTCCCATGTTTAATATTCCAGTCCATAAGTTCCTGCGTGCATAAGCGGTTATATATATTCCCCAAATGTAGAATAGGAATCTGTTTTTCTTATCATTATATTTCTCAATCTCATTCCCAATTAGAGGTGGTGTGGTTTCCCATTCGTCGTTTATGTAGTCAGTTTCATCTCTTACTATATCAGTAACACCCATACCATAAACTGAATTTAACATTCCTTTAGCTAGTCCATATTCTACCTCTTTACCTTCAACTCCCTTGAGTTCTGTTTTACCTTTATATAGTTCAAGTACAGATTCGATAATTGACTTAGGTAGATAACCCTTTTGGAATATATGAACGTTTGAAATATTGAATGAATCCCAATTATATGCTTTTCTAATAATACTAAAGTCTATTTCTGTTATCGTTGTAGTGAGTTTGTCAGCTCTAAATATACGACCATTGTTAATAATTGAGTTCTCAATTTCTCGGCACTTGGATTCTGATAAGTAATTTT